CACCATAGAGGTAACTTTAGAAGATTGCTCTACAATAATAGTCATCCCGTGACCTAAAGCTCCTAACAATTTCCCTAACTTAACAAAAACTGCAGTTATCACTCCAGTCTTAGCTGCTGCTAGTTTAGCCTCAGCTTTTACAACAGCATTCAGTGCTTTGTTTTCTTCTGCAATCAACTTAGCAGTGCTCTGGTTTCTCTTGATCGCATCTTCTGTTAACTTAGATGCGTCTTCCCAAGACTTCATCAAATGCACTATCTTCTGTTCTAATTTAGCAATATTCTCTGCTTTCTTCACAGAAGAAGCCATAGCCTTGTTTCTTTCACTTACAGCTTTTTGCAAGTTAGATAAACTTTTGTTAAGAAGATCTTGAGCAGACTTTAATCCTACTCCTGGTTTCTTTCCAGCTTTACTAGGATCTGCAGCTTCTTTGGCAGTACTAAGACGTTCCTTAGCACCATCCACTGACATCTTACTGACAGCAACAGATGTTTTAGTTTCTTGTATCTTGATGTCTTTAAACTGACGTATCACCGTGTCCAACCCTGAAGACATCTTAACAATCTTACCACCAAGCCAGTCGAACATCTTACCGAAGTTGCCCATCAATCCTTTCACCTTCTCAGATAAAGTTAATGAAGTTCCTTCTCCGAATAAGTATCGGCTTATAAGTCCTCTCTTGAAGTCATGTTTCTCTTGAAGAGTTCCAGCCAATCTCTTCATCTGAGCATCTACCTCAGCTTGAGCAATCTTAGCTAACTCTGGTCCCATTGACTTTATTTTTAATATTCTTTCTTTTCTTAAAGCTTTCTCTAGCTTAGTGGCATTTTCCATTGCCCTGTTATGTGTCTTCGTATCTGTAGACTGAGATTTACCCTCAAAGTCGTCAGATATCGCAGCACTGAACTCTCTAGATGATTGTACTAATTTCTGTAGCTCTCTAACTTGAGTTCCGAAAGATATCTTACTGATAGCTGACAGACCTGTTAGTGGTCTCTCTACCGCAATACCTAGGAACTCCATAGCCTTTCTGAATTCCTGAGTTACAACATTCAGGTTTTCGATAAGACCTTTAGAGGCAAGTAGATTAACAAATCCTTGAAAATCTAACTTGTCCACATCAGATGCATCTTTAGCTATATCTTTTATGTTACCTGCAACATCTGACACGTATCCTGTGGCTTCTTTCCAGCCCTTAGTTATTGTGTCAGTTAGTCCAGACCAATATGTTGATACTTGCTCAGAAGGTGTTAAGTCTTCGTTTTGAAGTTTCTTGAAGAACCCAGAGACTTGATTAGTCATCTTCTCAACAGGTGCTACAAACCAACTCCACAATTTATCTATCTCATTCTTTATACCTGAGACCATATCTGGTATCCAAGAGTTTCCCATCACCTGGTCCCAAACCCAGAAGAAAGCTCTCTCTACTGCCTTAGCAGCCTCCCAAACAGGAGTAACAAACCAATCTGTCAATTTGGCTACTTCTTTTCTTATACCTTCTATCGTTTTCTTAACACTTGGAAGAGCTTGATCAAACATGTCTCCGAAGTCAAAATATTCATCTTTAATGAAATCATCCCAGATGCCTGATACTCCTTCAGAGAAGGATTTTCCTAGACCTTTGAATGCTTTTTCGAACCCATTAATTCTAAACCCAGCTAAGAAGTTATTCCACTTCAAAGAAATAAGGTTTACAGCGAATACTGCACCATGCTCGAAAGCTTTAAAGTGTTTCATAACCAATAAGAGAGCACCACCTACTGCAGCGATTGCCACAGTAACTGGTCCACCTAGTAAAGCTAGAGAACCTGCTAACAGACCAACTTTCATTGTAAATGATACAATACCTGGGTTGAGACTTATTAGGTGAGCAAAAGCATCTATGACAGGTTGTATAGCCGTGACCATATCTAATAGTCCTGGTACAACTGCTGAACCGATTGTTTCCGAAAGTATTGACAAGCTTTGACTAAATTTGTCAAACTTATACTTAGCTGTCTTCTGAACTATCTTAAGAGCTTCATCTGTAGCTCCAGCAGAATTCTTCATAGACTCTAAGTTTCTTGTCATATTGGCGATACCGCCATCAGAAGTCATAACTGAAGCTGTGTTGATAGCTTCAATAGAGTCAAACAACTTACCCATAGAAACGATGTTTCCACCTGTCTTATCTTTTACATCCTGTAAGAAGCCACCCAATCCTTTAGCTCTTAATGCTACAAGACTGAAATCTAAACCTAGTTTCTTAGCTTCTTTTGCAGCCTTTGGAGTGACTTTGATCAAATTAGAAAGTACGGCTTTAAAACCTGTTGTTGCAACAGAAGTTCTAATACCACCAGCGGTGATAGTTGCCATTGCTGCGGCATAGTCATCCATGCCTAATCCAGCAGCTTTAACTACTGGAGCAACTAATCCGAAGGTATTTCCTAACTCTTCTACAGTAGTCTTACCAAACTTAACAGCTTTAAAGAGCTTGTCAGATATAGTAAAAGCTGTCTCTCCATTCTCAGCGAAGATATTCATACCTGAGGTCACAATATCAATCGCACCATTCAAGTCTGTATTACCTGCTTTAGCCAATCTAGTGGCTGCAGTGAATTGACTCAATGCTTCAGTGCCTTCTTTAGCACCAGCTGAGATCACATCATAGTAACCTTTAGTAGCTTCAGCTCCAGTTACACCGAAACCTTTTCTTACATTGTTAAGCTCTCTGGTTACTTTCTTGAGATCTTTTACACCTAGTGTTCCAATCTGAGCCATACCTGTCTCAAACTTCTTAAAGTCAGAGACACCTTTAGCAGCAAAACCAGCGATAGTGACAGACAGTCCTACTAACTTAGCTTTATGCTTGTCAATAGATCTGTTTAGTCTACTAAACGCTCCAGAGGCTTTTGTGCTCATCTTCTGATAAGCATTGTTAGTCTTGTCAACTTCTTTGTTGAGCTTGTTCATACCTTGATGAACTTTCTTCAGCTTATTCTCAAGCTGAGAAGTTACAGCTTTTAGCTCTATGGTGCTTTGAAATTCTGCCATAGTTATCTACTCCTTTTAAGTATGAGGATTGAATCCCTTAGGATTTCCCTCCTCATCGAATAACCCAGCTGATATAAATTGCTTCTTGAGTTGATCAGGAGTATTATCCCAATCCACAAGATTATTACCAGTACGCTTCTTCTTTTTACGAGAGTACGATAGTTGTGGGTAGATGTCTTCGATAGTGTGCTGAGGCGGTTTCCCTCCAACAGCACCTGTTATGTAATTTGCAATAGTGATGATCTGATTAGCAGATCTCGTATATGCAGCCTCTTGTCCTATACCAAATTGTAAAAAATACCTTTGGTACAAAATATACTCTCTGTTAGAGAGACTTTGCTTTAATTTTGATACGGGAATTCCTAGTTCCAAAGATAGTGCACACTCAAACCTTTCTTCAGGGTTGAGAGGCTCTAGACCATCCTCGGTTTCTACTTTCCCTCGCTGTCAACTCCTAAATCTGAGAGTTCAATGACAGCTGTTGAAACAAGAACTAGATCAGTGGCAGACATGCCCATTAACTTAGCTTTATCAGCTTCGTTGAACATTCTTTTTCCATTGTCATCTGTGACACCATGCATGACAACAATTGTCGCCATTGTAAGTTCAGATCCATCAGCTTTCTTCATGGCTTCTAAAGCTCCTGCAGAAAGTTCTTGGATGTTGACAGCACCACCCCAATTAGGGACATCTACTGAGTCAGTTTTTAGTGTGTAGTTCTTAAAAATATCTTGTTTGTTCATTCTATAATTTCCTTTTATATGTATATAATTATGGAATCCATTACCATTAGAGAGGGGACTCTAGGGGGTGGGGGAAGAATCCCCTCTGCAATGATAACGGATTAAAATAAGCCCCTCTCGGGGAAGAGAGAGGCTCATTTTTAGCCGATATTAAGCGCCTGTAGCGAAGTGCTCAGCTCCGTCAACTACTAGTGTAGTCGAAGCTTTTGCAACGTCGTCAAATGCAGTATCGATAGCAAATGATGATACGAAACCATCAAATACTACTAACTCAGAGTTAGCAGCAGTAGCATCAGCAGAAGGTTTCCACTTGATGCCAAAAGTTACAGCATTACCGTTTGTAGCGTACTCGCGCATCTTCACGTGAATGAAGTTACGTGGAGCCCAGTATAACTGTGCGTCCATTGAACCACCATCTAACTGACCACGTAATTTACCCTTGAATACTTTTCCGAACTCAGGTGTATCAATTACAGTAGCTTCATTAGAAAGCGTACCAATCTCGGCAACTAAAGGAACTTGCGCTCCAGTAAAAGTTAACTTAGCGTCTAGAGCTGTCGCATCAACAATATCTCCAGCAGCAAGAGTGACAGAACCAGCCGTATCATTCTTAAAGTTAATTTTTAGACCAGTAGTGTCTACGATGTGAACGCTTGCACCAGCAGCAACTGAACCAACAGCAGCAGCGGTAGTAGCGGTAGCAAAGAAACCTCTAATTGCCGAAGCAGTAGGGTTGTCGCTTAAAGTCTCAGGACCAATGTATAGTTCTGAGAATGATGTAACGAATTTATTATTAATCGCCATTATTATTTCTCCTTATTAGGTTATTAGTTTGTATAGTAGTCGTAAATATAGTCGAGGTTATAGTTTAAGTAGCCATCCACATTATCAGATACTCTCCGAAGAGAGCCATTCTTGATAAAAAGAGTACCACCTACACCTGTATTATCATCACCAGAAGTGTACTTCATGAAGTAGTCTAATTCATCCGCCATATCTCTGATACCTTTGGTACCAGTTCCATGAGGGAAGAACAGCTTTAGCCTAATAGAGCCTGACTTTAATGAAGAGATAGATCCGAACTCTGTTCCGATATTGTTAGAATCCTCAATTATGAGTATTCCCCAAGAGCCTCCGTTAGGTTGCACTATCACCCTACCTTCTAAGAAGATAGGAAACGATATGGAGCGGTTAACAGACCCATCTTTCAATAGTCTTGTTTCTATTATTTTTCTAACTGAATCGAACATTATCTCCTCCTGTTTGCTCTAGCAGCTGCAATAGCTGGATTAAAAATACCAGCTGGTGCTTGCTTTGATTTACCATTCTCTAAGTCTGGTATATAGTGCAAACCATTAGAAATAAACACCGAAGGGAAACCTTCCAGTTCTAAGTCAGGATATGATCCAGTACTTGTTGAACTGTTGACAGAGTTGTCAGGGGATCCTGTGGTGATGTTCCAATTAGCTCTAGCTCTACCTGTTCTTACTGGAGTCTTCTGTATTACTTGTGAAAATAATTCAAAAGCAGTAGCTTTAAACTCCAGAGATGAAGAAGATTTAACTTCTTCTACCAAAACTCTTCCTAAGTCTTTTAATTTGATGCTCTTAGCCATTATTTCCTCCTTAACGATATTTGATATATCGTGTCTTGAGGGGCTAAGTCAAAAGAACCAACCTGCCAGCTTGATCCGTCAATAACAAACACTTGGTTTGCTCTCAACTTAAATTCAAGTCTGGAAGGAATTACGATAAGACTAATACCCACTCCGTACTCGTGTCCTTCCTCTCCTTTATTGTCTTGCGACAACACAACAGCTTTGAAGGTGTAAGTATTAGTGGTTGAGTTAGAGTATTTTCCAGTAATAGGATCGTAGTTCTCTATGGATTCAGATACATCTGTATAAGACACATCTTGATATAGACCTTGTGACTCTAAGATAGAATCAGTTTGACTCATTATCGCTGTAAAATCCATAGATTAACTCCTTATAATAGACGCAGTGTATGCTCCTCTCACAGATTCATCGATCTCTGTAACTTCACTAAGGAAATCCTTAATGATGTGAAACACCTGGTGTGGCATATCTGTTACATACTTCGCTTCCTCTCTGAAAGATAGACTAACTGCTCCTCCTCCTAAAGACAAACTAGAAAGTTGATCACTATACTGTGATGCTTCATTCTTGCCTGTAGCAGCCCTGACCATCAAGTAGTTAGCTAACTCAGCAGTCGCATCCCGAAGGAATTGAGGAACTGTGTTCTCATCTAAGTACTGGACAGAACTTTCTAGGTAATCATAATTGTCTGAAATCAGACCATTATCTCTACTAAGAGTTAAGCGGTTAGGAACATACTTTCTTGGCCAAGCTAAAGCCTGGATAGTCTCAGTAGGTGCTCCCATCCACTTTTGTCTATGAAGGATATCGGTTGCATGATACAAAGCAGAATTTTTAGTATCCTCGTCAGCTGTTCTCCAACCTGAGTTGTTGAGTCTGCGAGCATGGTAATCATCTGCTTCGATGAGGTCGCAGAAACTGTTGTACTCTACTTTGCCTAAAGTAGTATCTTCTTGATACCTAAGTATCTCGGGCACTTCAAATCTGTGCATCTATGAACCTCCTATATTTAATTACTAATTAAGCTAATTGACCTTTAACTAAACCTAACTCTGAGAAGTTAGCTAAACCACAGTACCACTTAACACGAGTGATGTCTGCATCAACGTCTTCACGAGCGCCTAGTTTCTGAACTTGTAAGCCAGAAGCGTTCTTAGCTG